GATCCACCGATGCGCCTGAAGTTAGGGCGCGAACGCCTGGTCCACCTGGGGGCATGAGCAATAACCATGTTAATAACAATGCTCATAAAGACTGAGGGAGATGGCTTTATACTAAGGACGGTCACACTAACCTTAGCGGTCACCCTCCCTAGGAAAGGGTAGATCCTCCCACCGCATCTCCAGGATGTCATCAGGCTTGGAGATGTCGTAGACCAGGTATCGGTCACGAGACCACTTGGTGCGGTCAGGGAGGAAGTTGGACATAACAACAATGCGGGGGGTGTTGTAGCGCTTCATCCCACTCTCATACTTGGCACTGAAGACCATGCCGTTCTTGAGCTGCTCAATCACACCGTAGTTCACGTACTCCTTGCTGTCGCGAGCGTAGTCAAAAATGACTGTGGACTCACCCGCATAGGCATACAGGATGTCTGCACCCTTCCCCCCGCTGCAGTAGAAGGCACTGCAGCTGTCAACAAGGTACTTGGACAGGTACGTCTTGCCATGACGACCTACATCATCAAAGATCCACAGAATCTGACGGTCATCAATCTCATCACCAGACCAGCCGACCAGGAAATCCTGCCACTGGTACTGGGGCTCAATCGTCAGAATCTTGTCGGTGTTGTCCTCTACAGTCCACTTCAGGTGCTGCTCAATGAAACGGGGGTACTTGGCAGCCTCATCAGGAAAGGCGTCGTACACCTCGCGCTTAGAAGCACCGGTGCGAATGAAGGCGGCAACCTCGGCGATGTCAGTGCGAGCACCGGCGTTGTTGGTGAGCTCGCCGAACTTCCAAGGACCGCTCTCGTAGCCTGTGGATCAGCGGGACATACCGGATCAGCAGGACGTCATTACATAACCATGACAAAACATGACTAATCACCTTCTTCCCGGCTGTCGTCCTTCTCGCAGTAGTCAGAGGCCTCCTGCGCAGTCCCGCGGCGCTTCTCAAAGTGAGCGCCAGCCAGCATAGGGATGCGGCGGGGGATGGCGGTCAAGCGAGCCTTCTTCTTGAGCTCAAGGTAGCCTTGAATGTGCAGGGTGGTCACACGCTCGAGCTGCCAAACGCAGTATTTAACGTGCTCGGCAGGAAGCACGAGGCTCCAAGCCTCAAACGATGGGTTATTCAGGGTGAAGCACCAATTGCAGCTCTCCATGATGCGACTTTTTTTTTGCGCGTTGCGCGTTAGGTGGGGGTAATACTGTTCCCCCACCTAACGCGCAGAATTTATACCCCGGGATTCTCACAGGAGGGACATCCCGCGGCCCGCATGGACACTCTGTGGCCATCTAGCCTCTAATATTGTGTGGCTGAGCTGCGTGGCTGGCATGCTGCGCTGACTTTCTGTGGCTGAAACTGCTTAGTTCCGCGTAGGCTGCGCATCGGGCTACGCCCTCTGCGCAGCGGTTAAGCGCTTCGCGCTTAACTGCTTTTTTATTATTGGTACAAGCGAAATTCAACTTGACACCGAGGCGCATGCAATGTTGATCCGCTTTAGCATGCAATGTTCATCCGCTTTAGCATGCAATGTTGTAGACGGCGTTCGTATCCTTAGCCTGGGTTTACATTCTTCAACCCAACTGGGTAAACTTGGTAGCAAAATCAATGTCATAACTGCCATGCAGGTTGTTAGTAAACACCTGAGGGCTACTATAATCACTAGCCCTAATCAACAACAACAGTGTCTCCCTATCCCTTGGTAGAGCAGACACATACTGAGCAGAGTTGGCTGTAAAATCAGCAGCACTCTTAAGCTCAGCCGCATCAGCCAGAGTATACTGGCTAGTCTGAGTAACCTTGTCAAAGTTAGTCAGTTTATTCACACGGATGAACCAGTCAATAGTCTTAACATGAGGATCTGCATCAGACTCACTTGTAGAGGTAGGATCAATGATGAACGATATAGACTTGACAGTCTTAAAGTTCTTCTTGATATAATGATCAAACTTAGCAATAGGATTGAACGTGTACTGCTTGACCATCTCTTCCCAGGCCTCACAAGCAGCAGTCCCCATAGGAGTGTTAACACCCCAATGATAGGGGTTCACCTCATCAGATAGAGGCTTCACAATATCAATCTGATATCTAATGGCCTTAGCCTTGGCACCCCAAACGTTCAATTTAACATGACTATACTCATGATACTGCCTACCCTGATTCAACATGTTGGAAGTGGACTTCCGAACCTGAGGAGTACTCAGGACAGGAGCTCCAGTATAGTAAAGACCCTGCATACTATTCCAGCTCCAACTATTGCTAGCATCATTGAACTCAAGCACACGGGCAACCTCAACAGGATCAGTCGAGTTCTGTGCATTCAAACAATAACAGTGAATAGGGCAACGTTTCACATCTGCACTAGGCCCACTGCTATTGATGGGAACAGCTCCATAATCATCAAAACTCTTGAGATTACGGTGACCCAGAATCTTATACTCTCTGCTAGCACGCACAAGTCTTTTATCCATGGTGCTGGAAGAAACACGCCTTCCAGACACTTTCTTCATCCTTGTCCATTGATTATAGCCACCAGCCTTCCCCTCAGTCTTGCGCTTAACACGACGGTAAGAACCACGAGCACGCTGATGAAGCCTAGAACGCTTCCGATTAGCTCCACCAGTCGTTGTCCTAGATCCACCGATGCGCCTGAAGTTAGGGCGCGAACGCCTGGTCCACCTGGGGGCATGAGCAATAACCATGTTAATAACAATGCTCATAAAGACTGAGGGAGATGGCTTTATACTAAGGACGG